GGGCGTCGCGGCAGAACCGCCTAGGCCAGAGCTTGCGACGGTCACAGTTCCCGCCTGCCGGTTAACTGCGATCACATAGCCAAGGGCCGCGCGCGGGGATCCGCCGCCATCCGTAGCGTTTGCTTGCAAGGTCATATTGACTTCGAATTGCACGACGTCGTTCGCATTAGCGAGCGTGATGACGCCGGTCGAAATCGAGCCAATGCTTGAAATCGAGCCCGTGCCGGAGCGAAATTCAGCGGCGCAAAGGCTGTTTGTGGCCGAGCGGATCGCGCCATCGATTAAGACCTTCGATCCATTCAGGAAGGTCATTTTGTCGGTTTTCGATGCCAGCATCGTTTGATTGTCGATTTGCGCAATCGAGTAGTCAGAAACGCGGGTCAAGAAAAAGCTATCGATAACAGCGGCCGTTTGGTTAGCCTGAGCGGTCGCAAACACAGCGCTGCGCCCTTGGCTCACGCCGACTTGAATCGGAACCGGCTTATATTTTCCGCCGAAATCCGTGTTCTTTTTCAGCATCGCGTGAAATGGGTTATTGCGGTAAACGAGGTTTTCTACAGTTTGACCGTCATAGAGCTCTTTCAGAGCCGCGTTCATGGCGGTTAAGTTTAAAGTCGTAGGAGTAGACATTTTTTAGTCTCCAAAGAAAAAATTTGATGTTTTCCCCGTGAGACTGCTAAACGGGCTCGTTTGGCCTGCATGGATGAGCCAGCGTGCTCAAAAAAGACAGCTATATTGACTTGTAAAATGTCCCAGGCCCTCTACTCGAGGGCCTTAAGTGCGCGCTGAATGCGGTCATACTCGCTTTGCGCCGGTAAACTTGAGGGCGCAAGGCCCTGGACCATTGAGTTTGTCAGCGTGACCGATTCTTTACCCTCTTTTGCGGGCTCGCCGGACTTCGCGTCTTTTCCATCGCCAGATGTAACGCCTGCGATTTTCGCCCATTTCTTGGCTTTCTTGGCTTTTTCAACGAGCTCTTCCATGTATTTTTCGACCTGCTCGGCGGCCTCTTTAGCGGAAAGCACTTTGGGATTTTCTACGCCGTCCGCAACTTGTTTTTCCCAGTGCTTATTGATGGTGTCGAAAACTAGATCGTATTGCTCATAAAGATTGGTCAGCTCATATTCTTCAGGACGCTCAGACACAAACTCCTGCAGGTCTGATTTGAACTTCTGCACAGCCTCTGATTTTTGCGCCTCAAGCCTTTCCTGCTCTTCTTTTTTTCTTTGCTCTTCGCGCTCGGTTTGCGTCTTTTTATATTGCTCAAGCTCATCCCTGACGCGCTTGACTTCAATATCGGGAGTCGTCTGATTGCCGTTTAAAACGAAATTAGTCGCATCTTGATAGGAATAGCCAAAGCGTTGAAGAAGAGCGATTGGATCCGGCTTGTTCGTTTCGAGCTCGTCATATTTTTTATATTTCTCAAGCCTGCGGCTGAAATCCTCTTCTTGTCGCTTACGCTCATCGGCCCACTTCTGTTTTTCCCGAGTGAGCGCTGCCTCTTTTTTCGCAAGCATCTCTAGGCGCGGAGATATTGAATCGTCTGGCTTTGGCACCTCAGCCGCGGGGGGTGTAGCTGGCGGGGTTTGCGTGGGCGCTTGAGGCTGAACTGCTTCCGGCATTGATTACTCCTTAAGTTTGGCTGGGAAGGAAAGAATCGAACTTTCGCCTGACGGTTAACAGCCGCCTGCACGACCTTCGTGCTACTTCCCAATTGGTCAACGTTTTGCTTTTCGCCACTTCTTCAGATATTCGCGGTTGGCCTTCGTGCACTCTTCACAACGACATCCGCTCGCATACATGCTGCGCGTTCCACATTGCTTGGTCTTCTGCTGTGAAAGCCAAAAATTTAGCGCATCACTATCGATAAAAACGCTTCGGCCTTCGCGCTTAACGACGGCGTTAAACGTGTCTTTTGGGTTTCTTTTTGCGCGAACGATCTTATCTCTTAGCGAGGCTTCGCTAAATCCGAAACAAATTGCCACTGTTTCCTTAACTGTTAAAAGACTCATTTAACCCTAAAGACTTGCCCACGGCGCCTGCGCTCGCGGCGATTGATCGTTTTGGCTAGCCGAGTGCCCCACCTGCGCTCACGCTTAACGCTCTCGATTTTCACGTGATGCTCAACCGAGTTGTTATCGGTCCACCAAGTCTCGCCTTTTGTGAGCAGGTCGTTTAGCTTTTTCACGTCGAGAGCGAAAACGCTCTGCTGAAGCTCAAATTCTAACTCATGCACAAAGGGCTCTTGATCGATCCATTCCTCGCCGTCCGGAAAGCGCAAGAAGTAAGTGAAATAGCGAATTTCGCCTACGGTTTTACTCTTTGGCCTAAGCGCCATGCTGCTCTCCGTCCGCGATTTGCGCTTTCAGGCGCTTTGCAGCGTCGATCATAGTTAAGACTTCATGGTCACAGCTCATATGCGCTGGGTTTGCCGGATAAGAATGAATTATGCCAAGGCGGCAAAGAAACCTCTGAAACTTCCAAATCCAGAAATAGAAAACTTCCGGCGGATTGAGCTGCATTCTAAAACCGCCGTAATACACTATGCCGCCCCCTGTCCTGCGCCATTCGGGATCAAATCACTCTGTGGCGTGGGCATCGGCTGTGCGGTCGGCTGAGCGGCCATCGGCGGGAGTGGCGGCATCGCTTTTTGTGTTAGCACGTCGAGCTGGGTGTTAAACTGCCTGAGCATGTCGAGCTTCTTTGGCTCCAACCCTTGCGTTTGCCCTTGCGCATAGTACTGAAGCACTAACTCTTTTGCGAGCTGAATATCCATGCCCGGATCAGGAGCGGTGTAAACGCCGTCGTCGACTATCTTTTCTAGCGTTTCGTGGAGCCAGTCTTCTTGCGCGTCGCCTAGAGAGTCGATTTGCTCTAAGTCTGGAAAATCCATTAAGCGCTTAGCCTGCCGCTGGTTATACCAGCCGGCTTGCGTAAACTCGGTGACGGTCTGAAGTCTTGCGGCTGGCTCTTTCGGCAAAGAAGAGACTGGAAACATCTTCATGATGTATTCATCGTTTTCTAAATCGATATCTTTCCAATCGATTGTTTCAATGAATTTTTTGCCGGGCGTTTTGACTTCAAAACTGCCCTCTTCTTCGGCGATTTCTTTTGCCTCGTCGATCGAAAGTCTTGTTAGCTGAAGCGCTAAGTCCTCGTATGCTTGTCCGATCGATTGAAAGCGGTCACTTTCTATGTCGTTAAATTCGCGAAGTGCTTTTCCGCTATTGAGGCCGGCAGGCTTTTCCGACGCCGCAGAAAGCTGACTTACGCCAATTTGCTCAAGCGCTTCGCCCTTAAGTTCCTTAAGCCGCTCGTAAAGCTCCGGCTGAACGACTGGCGGTAAAAGATACCGAGGCATCTCGTCTGAATTAATGATCGTGCCGAGATTGTTATTAATATGCTCTTTAATGATCTTAGAGCCGTTTTTAACCCATACCTTGAATGTGCCACCCAAGTGGAGCGAGCGCTGAATAACCCAGCAAATTTTGTTGATTTCAAGCTGTGTCGCCTGAATTTGCTCAGGTATGCCTTGCCCCCAATATCCGTAAAGCCTTGGCGTCCAGGTAAGTTTTGCGAACGGAAAATAGGGCCGCTTCCATTCCTCTTCGAACAAAGTATCAGAGCCAATCGTGATCACGTGCGCGCCGTCTTTGGCGTCCGGCCCGCTTGGCAAATGCCAACTCTCAGATACCGTCACTTGGTCAGAGACGTTTTGATATTGGCCTGTGATATCGATTTTTGCGCCCTCAACGTTTGTGATGGCGTCCTTCTTTTTCGGGAAAAGATCGAGTAAGACTTCGCGGTCGATGTTTTTAACCCGGTGGAGCTGGCGGGGTTTACCGTAAAACGCTTCAACGGGATCGACAAACATTTCAGAGGCAAGGGCTGGCTCCCACTTAATGCGCCCATGCTCCCTAAAGACGTGGATGAGCCCATCACCCAAGACTTCGGCGTGCATCAAACAAAGCGGCATGAGCTTATGCGCTTCTTGCTCGTAAAAGATGCCGTCGGCGAATTTGTCTAATTTCTTCGCCTTTCGCTGAAGTTTATAGTCACCGCCAGAAGTGAGAAACGTCGGACGCGGCTTATTTTTGATCATTTTCGCCTGCACAGTGTCGCAAGCCATTTGCACAACGTTATATGTGACGCGATCTTTGACGCTCGATTGCGTCGAGTTTATTTTCGCAAAACTCAAGCCATTTACGCCCATCATTGTGATGTTGCCGTAAAGACGCGCGGACATTTGATACTGCGTCTGGCGCTTAGAATCATTTTCGCTTAAGAAGTTTACGATGCGCGTGATATTTTGCGCTTTTTCAACGGGGTCGCTGATCGTCCACCATTTTCTGGTGATTGGACCATCTGACTCTTTCTTGGCTTCGCCTGGTTTTCTAAATTTCGTATGATCGACGGCCATTAGTTATGCTCCGTTTCGCTGGCCGAACGCTCGGCTCTCATTTCGTCAAAGGAATCAGTTGCCCACATAAGCATTTCGTCCTCAGACGGCATGACCGCGCTCGGATCGATCGTCGAATCTGTTTTGATAACGACTCGGGGCGGTTTTTCTTTGGTTTTTCTCTCAGCTTGCTCGTAAGGGAAAAACTGAAGCTCAAATTCAGGGGTTTTTAGTGAAGAAAGGCCATTTTTCTTGGCCAAACGAATTAGTTTTTGTAAGTTTTTAGTATTTACCACTCAGAAACTAGGGAAAATGTCCCGCTAGAGCTCATCCCACTCAAATGGATCCGCGATTTGTCGCTCTAAGCGCTCTTCTTCGAGTTCCTCTTCCAAGCGCTCAATGATTTCATCTTCTTGTGCTTTATAGTGCTCAGGGGTTCCGACCTTTGGCGCTTTCGCCTCTGGCTCAAATGTCCAGTGAAGAGAGTCGCGAAACGCGTAAAGGACCGCGTCGCATATGTCTGAGTGAAAAACGTCGGAGATCGCAAGCTTATCGGGCGTTGATTTCTCGTAATCCCACTTCACTCTTGCTGCGTCCGAGGCGAAGAGCGAATTCTTTTTAGCGAAGAACTTTCCCGTCCTCATCGCGTCATTTAAAAGCTCAATGTATTCTAATTTTCTTGATTTCTCAGCGGCTAAGATGGGAAGCTGATAGCGCCTTCTGATTTCTTCTGCGATCTTCTTCCCAAGCCCGCCGTAATCCATAACGATCCGCTCAGGGTTATACTTCTTAATCAGCCGCTCAATGCTTAAGGCAAGCTCCGTTATTCCCTGCTCTCTCTCAAGCACCTCTTCGACAAGATAGGCCGCTTGAAGTTTATCTGACCATGCGATGACGGCTATCGCGTCAGCGTCGTTAAAGCCTAAATCAACGCCGATCACATAGCGCCACTCGCCTCTCACCTCAGGTAAAGCGTCAAAATGATTGCGCTCAGCTTGATATTTGAAAACGAGCGCGTCTAGATCGAAAACCCATTCGTTGAAATACTCGCGCCTTAGTGTGGCGTTATTATCGTCCCAACCCTTTTTCTTCTTTAAATCTAAAACGAAGGCCTTCGGGTTTGGCAGATAGGGATTTTGAAATAAGCTCCACTGATGAATCGAAAAGCCGTACTTTTTAAGCTCCGAGGCCTCGTAAAAAAAGCCGTGCGGCACGGGCCCAGGAGTTCCAGCCAAGCCCAGCCAGCCATCCTCGTAGTCTAAGATCGCAGGCCCAAACACATCGTTAACGAGGCTCTCTAAGTGTGGGCCGAAATCTTGCGCCTCGTCGATCCCGGCGCCAGGCGTTTTGATTCCCTTAAGCCTGCGAATGAAGTTTTTCATGTCAGCGCCAAAGAGCTGAAGCCTAGAGCCGTTTGGTAGCTCCATCGTGAGGTTTGAGACTTGAAACTTAGCACCTATCTTGAACTTCTCGTCTTGCTCTTGCAAAACACCCCACATGATATTCTTGGCCGATTCGCGCGTTAGCGCCGTGTAAGGGCAAAAGCAGCCCGGATGCTTCAGCATCGTTCTAAAAAAACGCATCCCAAATCCGTTTGATTTGCCAGCACGTCTAGTGCAGCGAGCTAGAGGATAGCGGGAGCTATCCAGCACGAAAGCGTTTTGCTCAGGGAACTTTAGGTCCTGAATGTCCGAAAACTTAAGTTCATTTTTTCGGACCGATTGTAAGTATTGCTCCAGAACTTTGGACAAGCTTTAACCGCCTCTCGGCCTCTTTCTCAAAAACCTCATCCGGAATATCCTCGATTGTGATTTCGACCGCTTTGCGCTTCGGATAAATGAACTCTAAGAGCTTCAAATAAACGTCGGCCTGCTTTTCGGGCTCCAAGGTCGGAAGAAGTCGTTTTAGGTTTTCAACCGGCTCAAGCCCGCTCGCGAGCAAAAGCTCGTGAAGAGCTTCTGTCTTTTTGTTCGGTTTTCCTTTTTTGCGGCCAGAGTTGGGGGGCCTTGGATCGCCTGGCTTGAACATGTTTTATGCTTGCTCCGGCACCATTTCCAAATAGTGGATATTGGAATAGGGCACGATCAGCTCTTTGACCTGCTTCGTCCCTTGCGCTTCGATCAGCACGTGAACGCCCATTGGCATAAGCTCCATTTCGGCTTTGTGTTTCTCGCGGTCCATTGACGTCATGACGTTTCCGCCGACCTGGACGCCCACGTGAAAGCGCATGTGCGAGACGTCGATATTCTTTTTCATGCCCACTCCTTAAAGTGCATAGGGGTTATAAACGAGTTTCACTTGATCAATTTCAAAGGTCTCATCAAAGGGCTTTGTCCAATGAGTGAACTGAAAGCCTTGCGATTTGTTAAAGCCCATGTCCTCAAGCAAGCGCTTTGCGATGTGCATATTGCGCCAGGGATCTTTGACGAAAATGTAGTGCACGGTTTTGGGCGGTTCCGCGCAGATATAGCCTAAGATCACGTCCTCTTCGTCAGGCAGGTGCGCCACGCGAGTTATGCATTTAGCGAGCAAGTGTTCGGCTATTTTTCGATGGTGCGGGAAAAAGACTGAGTTCTTAATTCGGTGCGCGAATGGCGATTTGCGGTAACTTTCAAGCCATGTGGAAAGAATGAAAGCCAAATCTAGATTTTTTAGGCCCCTAATGCCGATTTCGTTCAAGCTTTCCCCTTGAGATAGGCCGCTTTTCTTAAAAACGTGATCGTTCGTTGCACGCTGCTCTTTGAGCGATCAATTTCGATCGCGATTTCCCTGACCGAAACACCGTCGACGTGAAGCTCCCAGATCGTTTGCTCGGTCTCTGATTGAAAGTTAAATGTGTGCAAAAAATCAGACGCCCTGTTCCTGTATTCTTCGCGCTGCTTTTGGTCGGCGAGCGCTCTTGCTACGGTCCTATGATCGGTTTCGCGTAAAGCCCCGCTTGGAAGCTCGATATCTTGAAAACCCGACGCCTCGAGCACTTGGTACCAATAGGTTTGAAGCGCTTTAAAGTCGGACGCCAACCATAGCTCCACAAACCAAGGCTAGAGCCCATCTCAGAATATTTCAGAAGTATGTTGGAAATATTAAAATGCTCTGGATATTATTTATGCATGTCGAACGTCCCAATGAAGCGCACAAAGAAATATCCTGCCCAATCGATTGTAAATCTCGCGACGGAAACTGATAAAAAGATGCGCGAACTAAAGGGACTTGGAGTTGACACCGGCGAACTTCGAAGGCTTGCCGTCACGGAAGCCATAGAAAGGGCCTACAGCAAGATGGTCGCATCCTAAAATATTTAGTCCAGCCTAGCCGCAGATTAGAGCCAAATAGTTTAGCCTTTAGGCATCGGACAGAATGCCAGGATACTTCTCATACCTGACATGCATATGCCTTACTGTCATCCAGACACGTGGGCATTTCTATCCGCGATCAAAGAAAAATACCGCCCCGACAGAGTGGTCTGCCTTGGCGATGAGGTCGATCACCACGCCCTTTCATACCATGAATCGGATCCAGACTTAGATTCCGCCGGCCCCGAGCTTGAAAAGGCCATTCATTTCCTAAAGCCCATCTACAAAGTATTTCCGCAAGTGGACGTGCTCGAGAGCAATCACGGCTCGCTCGTCTACAGGAAAGCCATGACCGCAGGCATCCCGCGTAGGGCGCTTAAGTCTTATCGCGAAACGCTCGAGGCGCCGATCGGCTGGCGCTGGCACTTTGACTTGCGCCTTCAGATGTCAAACGGCGTTGATCTTTACTTACATCACGGCAAATCGGCGAAGGCTGGCGAGCTGTCGCGTGAAGAGGGCTGCTGCTCAGCGGAAGGGCATTTCCATACAAGGTTTGACGCGACCTTTTGGCGAAACTCTAAGGGCATCTTTTGGGGCCTCCACTGCGGTTATCTCGCCGATCACAACTCGCTCGCGCAAGCTTACGCGAAAAACAATCTCAAACGCGGCATCGTGGGAGCGGCCATGATTTTAAACGGCCAACCCTTACTTGTTCCAATGGCGCTCAAGGCCGGCGGAAGGTGGGCTGGAAAGTTATGACTCATCTCAAGATCGTTTACGTGGAATGGGCAGATTCAGAAACCTTAAACGGCTGGGAGCCGATCAATTCACGCGACGAAGAACTGCCGCTAGCTTACAGCGTGGGCGTTTATCTAAACGAGACCGAAGAATTTTTAGAGCTCGCGCATTCGGTCGATCCAAAAAACGAAGCGGCCAATGGCCGAATCAAAATCCCGCTCTCGGCGATCAAAAAGTGCAGGACGCTATGTCAGGTTCAGCTGAAGACGAAGAAATAGACGAATATGAACTGTTCGACATTTCAGACATCACGGTCGACCTAATCCCGCGTAAAACCAGACGCGAGGCCATTTTGCAAATCAAAGGCAAGCGTGAGCTTGGCGTTATGAGATACTATCTCGCCTTAAGAGCGCACCTTCATAAAATAGAACTTGAGCTCGGCATAATGGAGGAAAGCGATCAGAGCTGAGAATCGGGTAGGGAGCGTGACACCATTGGTTCGGCGAGCTCATAGGTCGCATGAAATATGTCAGGCTTGCACGGATAGAACTCGCCCTTGATGCCGCAAATGATCCAGTCGCCCGCAGTCGCGAAGTGCGTGCCCTCGAGCGTTTTGATTTCGAGCGGCTTTCGCCAGTCGGGGATCGGGATCGGTTCCGAGCCGCGGTCCTGCATCCATTTGTCCACTTCGGCGCCGTTATCGCCGCGGTATTGGATCGCCTCAATTACGACGGGCTTCTTTCTGAATTTCATTTTTGATCATCCCGTAGAGTTTCTGCGCGGCGGTTCCATGCTTTGGCCACGACAAGATTTTTTGCATGATACGACCTAGCGCGCTTCCAGGCTTTGCGTTCATCCATTGTGAGGTATGGTCCGCGCGCTCCACACTTCGGGCATTCCATCGGATCGGCGTGATACTCGCTGGCGATAAACTTGCCGCGATATATGTTGCCGCAGAATGGGCATGGCTTAAGTTTCATCTTCGCTAATCCTCGCCATCGGGTAGAGATTGTGTCATTGCAGGTCCTTCCATACCGATGCAGTGAAAATCGCTGTGAAAAGCGTGCTGGCGATCAGCATTGCGAAAAGTGTATTGATGTTGCCGATTGCGTAATTGTAAGCGAGCACCGATAGCTGAAAGCCGATACAGCCCAGCAGCATCCATTTCACGCTCTTAGGTGTCATCATCGCCCATCCTCGCCATAGAATTCTAAAGCACCGCATGGAGGGACTTGAACCCCCGGCCTCCAGCACAAGCGGGATATCACTCGCTTGTCGGCAACTTGTACATCATCGCCTATGTACTGACACTCTACCAACTGAGCTACATGCGGATTCTGATTCATTTGTCGTCTTCCCCATTACACGACGACACATGTTTCCATGTTTCGCCGTCAACGCATTTCTTCATTGTTGCCCAAGCGACTCCGTACTCTTTGCACATTTCATAATCTGCTTCCCAGCCAAAGACCGGAACCCATCTTTCATTTTTCATGGTCGTCTTTCTTTGTCGAAGCTGACAGCGCCTCGCGTGCGATTTTTATTGCACCATACGCCGGGCCAGATGGGTCCATATTCTTACTTTGAATCAGCTCCAGCGCCGCCCTGAGCCGCTCGGCTTCTTGCTGCCATTTATAACCCTTTTCATTTATCTCATTTACCCAATTAGTCAGCCGCTGGTTCTGGGCAAATATTTCTTCATAGGCGGCTTTGCGGACGTATGCCTCGGTTTTCCATTGCTCGTTCTCGGCGCGGAGCTGGTCGCGCTCCATCGCGAACTTTAGCGCAATTTGGTGCTCCCTCTCGTATTTCTTTTCAAGCTCGTGCACGGCGCCGATTTCGACGAATTCAATTGGCTCAAATCCAGTGCCGTCATGATTTTTTATCGTCCGCCAGTTGCTCATGGATGCACCAAACTGTTCTTAAGCTGCTCTATCGCGCTAGCTTTCTGCATCTGGAGAAACTCCATCTTGTCTCCATCGAATTCAGCCAAGACGGAGCGCAGGGCCGCGACCTCCATTTCAAGTAGATGTATCCAGAATTTCAAGCGCTCTAATTCGCTCATTTCTCGTCTCCAGTTTCTATCCGGGAATATTTTTCCCATGCACATTTCGGGCAGTCCGCAACACAGGGACTATGGTTAGCGCCGCCCCAGCCAGCTTCATGTCTCGTTGGAATATGTGGAATATAGCGGGCAGCCTTTTCCAAAATCACTAATAGGTGTTCATTCTGCCCGCGAAGTCGGTCGATTTCGGCGAACAATCCCATCGGTGTTGCTTTGTTATCGGTCGTCGTTTGCTGACAAGACGGGCATGGTTTGAGTAAATGCTGCCAGCCGTGAACGCCGCATGAGTAGCTCATTTCTCCTCCGGATCTTCGTGATTGGAGTCTGCAAAATCCTTGGCCGGATCAAACCAATCGTCTTTTACAATATGCCCGATAGCGTGCACCTTGTGATGTTCGCAACGGACGCGAACAGTTTTCCCGACTATCTGGTCCCATCGTTCAACGCCCGAGATTTCAATGCAGCGAAAAATCCAATGCCCAGCATGTGACATTAGCGAGTGGTGCTTGAATGACTTGGGCAGGTAAAGCGAGTAACCGCCAAAGCCTTGGCCAGATCCGCCGTAGTCGAGCGTCAGCCAGGCTGAAAGAAGTCCGTGGTCCTCAATGGTCAACATGGCCTTCGTGATAATTGCGTTTTTGACCTCGATCATTTCTCCCCCGCAGATTCGGACTTGGATTATAATTTTTTAGTCGGAATCTCATCCACTTCATCTAAGCAATGCCTGACCATAGATTCGACAACCATTTGGGCCGACAGCCCACTCAATCGAACGGCTTGATTAAATGGCGCGATCATTTCCAGAGGAAGTCGAAACATCACCGATTTTATGCGTCCGTCAGGCTTATCCTTAGTTTTCGGTAATTTATACTTCATTCAGTCGGGTCCTCATTTGGAGTTAAATCGTATATCTGTCTTTGTAGTTTGCCGATTCTGGCTATGGCGGCTTGATGTTTATCGTATTCTTGATAATAAAGCCGCTCCCACCGCCAACAGGCTTCGCGCAATGCGCGGTTCGCCCGGCGCCGCCAAATTAGCTTTTTCAGAAGCCTAATAATTACACAATTCATTCAGCTTCCGTTCTGGATTCTGAAACTAAACTCAAGAGCAAGTCACGAAAGGCCTCTGGCGTAGCAAGATTTTCTTGCGGCTTGGTTCGCGTTCGCTTCATCTGTGCAGAATCTCTTTCGCCCTTCGAGTGAAATCCCTCATCCAGACGGGTTTTGCCGGGGCATAAGCCCCAGTGTAGTTCTTTGAAATCAATCTGACGCCCATAGAGCCATGTGAGCTTCTGAGCTCGGTGCCCGTAATGCCCTTGAGCCACACAGCATGAACGGCCACCGTATTTGTCTGGCTCAGTCCAGCCACCGGCTTGCGCAGGGATTGGGAGGCCGTAAAACCTAAAGGCGTGCGAGGCCTCTGGATGCTCAAGAACGCCGCCGAATGTCCTAACGGCCCAGAGCGCGTGCGCGAAACAGCCGGCGTCATCGCCTAGTAGCTTTTGGCGCTCGGTCCCGTGAAGCATCGGGCCTCCTCCCCAATAGCGTCCCCAGCGTTCGCAAGGTGGGTGCGCGATCACTTTATGAGGGCCTTTGTATTGGCGGGCGTCTCGGCTCTCTGGCCAGAGCTCAATCCCATCAACTCTTGAATAAGGCCCGTCAGGGAGAATATAAAGCGCAGCCGTCACTTAGAATCCTGTTTAGACAATTTGTTTAGTTCATCAAATGCCGCCAATGCGCCAGACACAAAAGACGAAATGCTGAAGTTTGACGGTGCTTTACGAAAGCCGCCTGGCTGCGCGTGGTTTTGTCTGCGAGCTGTGTATAAGCATGCCGCCTTTTTCCTCGCCCATTTTTCCAATTCGCCGCGATCCATCACTCGCTCCGATCTTCTGCCTGAGATTCTCGACGATTTAGTTCCTCAACAATTTTCCAAAGTACAACCTTGCGTTCGCTGAAGGTCGTCGGCATTGGGGTTACTTTGACGCCATCTTCGATCAGCATCTCGAGCAGTGCGTGCGAGGTGATTGGATGTTCGATTATCTTTTTTAAGATTATGTGCTCGTTTCCGATCATTTCTGCTCCTTAGGTTCTGTTTGGGACGATTGCTGCATTTTTTCGGGGATATGGTTCCATTGATCGCATGAGTAAATGAAAAAGAACGCGACCGCCAGGGCGACTAAGGCGACCGGTCCCCAAATCAAATCGCTAAATTCACGGTTCTCTAGTTCTAATTTCACTGCCCACCATCCGATGACGATTCTTTAAGCTCCCCGCACCTGCGACACCCGCGCGTGCAAAGGAGCGCGTAAGTGTGCCAGCGGTGGCCGAAGAGTTTGCAAAAGAGCTTTCTCATGCGCCACCGTCCGGCACGCATTCACATTGCCCACCACTCTCAGTTCCGATCGTGCCACTCGAGCACGCTTTATGCGTCCCGCAGGTGCAGACGAAGAGTGCGAATATCAGAGCGATTGAGAATTTCACTTTTCACCTCCGGCTTTCCCATAATGACTCTTCCGCTCGGATTGCGGTCCTAAAAAGCTTTCCTCGCCGTAAAGCGCGTTAAGCCGGGCGCGCTTTCTTGCTTTATAGTCTTTACGGTGTTTTCTAACCCGCTCGCAACTCTCGCATCTACAGCCAGCCATTTGATGAGCGCTAGGCATTTTGGGCCTCCACTTCCACGCGAATAAGACCTCGCCCGGGCCTGGCGCGCTCATGTTTGTATGTGGGCTGGCCAATGACCGCCGGTGTATCGTCAACGATCACGCCGCACTTAACGAGCGCGTCGACGACGGGCTTAAAGCTGAGCGCAAGGTTATCGAAGTCAGGAGACCTAGCGCTACACCTGGTTAAAACTAACGAGGCTTTGATTAGCGGCGTGTTAGGCTTCAGATGCCAGCACTTTGCCCAAACCGCCCGCTCCCAGCGCTTGGCGTGGCCTGCGCGCACTCGCCAGTGGGCGCCGAGGAGCTCGTTTGGCACTTTAGGGAGGCCTAAGAGCTCAAACGCGAGCGTGTATGGCTTTGTACTATCTTGTGCGACTTTAGTGGCGGGGGTGGGGGTCATGCTCAAAAGCCCTCTTTCTTCATCTCAAAATTCAGCCGCAGGATTTTATAAATCTGCGCGGCGGCGTTACAACTTGCGTTCACGGTCTCAGGAGTCACGCCGTCTTTGTTCACGTCTCTAATCAAGCCCATCAATGATCCGGCTAAGTCTTTCGAGAGCTGAATTGATGGCGACTGGATCTTTTGAACTTCTGATCGTTTTCCAGAGTCCGAAGAATGGATCGCGGCGACGGGCGGCTCTACCCTCTGCTCGTTTTCGTTCTTTAACTCTTTCGCGGTTGTTCGCATAAAATCTCCTGTGAAGTCCGTTTTCAGAAGCTCTTTTCATCAAAGCTTTCCACGCCGAAGGATTGGCCTGTCTCCATTCTTTCAAACGTGATTTCGCCCATTCCCCACAACTGTCTTTCTGCTTCCGGGCGTAATACGCGCGCCATTTCGCCCTCTCTTTCGCTCGGTATTCCGGCCCTTTTCTCAGCCTGTATTCTCGCTGATAGGCGCATCTGAACTCGCGCGAGCCGCTGCGAAGCCCTCGATTCGCTAAAGCCAAAGAGATTTCCGATCTCAGCTTCACTTAAGCCCCATCCGTATCTGAGCTTAAAGCAGACGCGATCTTGCCAGGGGTGGGCTCTGAGCATTCGCTCAAAATCCACTCCGTCAGCCAAATCTCGTCCAAGATCCACCGGCAGTACTCGCTCCAAATCTCCCGGTCCAAAACTATCGGCGCGCTCGAGATTTTGTCTTGCAGTATAGCTGCCCATCCCTTTTCGACCTGTGATTGTCCGTAGATAGTCGATAACAGCTTGGTCAATGGTTTGGTGCAGACATTTGCCTTCGCACATTCTGAGTAAAATTTCTTGAACGCAGTCGTCTGCATTTCCAATTCCTTTTGACAGTTTTTGGAAAGAGCTTCGAATGCGTTGAGAGATTTTTTCGATGTCTTTTTTCTTTTCAAAATCAAATCGTGCCATGTTTTATTTTCCTTCATGCCGGTTTCTCCGGCTCGGGCTGCATGTTCGCTTTCCTGTTTAAGTCCTCAACGTCAAACGAGTGCAGCATGCCTTTGGCCGCTAAGATGATCGTGTCCGCTGGCATCTGAAGCTCGTAGCGCATATAGCGCAAGACTGAGCGCAAGTTCTGACACGCGCATTCGAATGCTGAGCGGGCAGGATTCGGCGCGGTCAAGTGTTGTCCTCCCCGAACGTCTGGCTCGCTTCGTCGCATTTGCGCCGGTGAAGATGAATGTTCATGATTTGCTCAAGCGCGAGCGATGGATCTCTGTAGTGCCCGACCGCTCGAGTGAGTTCTCGCGCCTTTCGTTTCAAGTAAAACACCTTTGCGTCGCGCTCTAAAATTTTCTTCAATCGCGCCGCTTTATCTGGAGGAAAGGCTTTTTCGCGAGCGTATTCGTCAAAGCGCTCTAGCTGAAGTTTCGCTTTCTTTTCCTGTTCGCTGAGATCATCGACGACAAATGAGTCCTCAAATTTGTTTGATTTACCTAAATTACAGTCCTCGCAAAGGACTTGCAGATTATTTTCGCAATATTCAAGCCCGGGATATTTTGACCTAGGCTTAATGTGGTCAACGTGAATGCGTTCGCGCGATCCGCATGCCATGCATTTGAAGCCGTGTTTGCGCAAAATCCTGTATCGCAATTCGCGCCATCTCTGGGTTTGGTAAAACTTGTCACTCATGCGCCCTCCCCGCCGCCCGTCCAAGGCGAAATGATCCGATAGCTCTTCGTCCAGTGGTCGCCATACTGCCCGCCAAGATCGAACGGCGAAGGCCTCATGCGCCTTCCTGCCTCGATGAGTTCGCGCCCTCTTGCGCAGTGGCAAGGCGCTGATCCGTGCGACCATTTCGCCCAAGCATCCGCGCCATCTTTCCTCACGACGCGCGCAAAGCCTGAGTCGGCGCATGAGCGGCATCTTGCGATTTCCTTAGGCCTGTTTTCGCCTAAGCGATAAAGCTTTGCGCCGTGCTTTTCCGCCTTCGCGATTGCCTCTGAGAAGTCCGCAGGGAGTGGCGCTTGTTTTGCGCCGCGGATAAAGCTATCGACGATCGCGATCACGAAATCGTAATCGAGCCCTTGCACCATTTCCCAGATCATCGTCTCGCGCTGATCGGAAAAAGCTCTCTCGCCGAACGTATCCACCAGGCGGTCAACCTGAAGGCGAAACTGCGCATGGTTGATCGTCATGCAGGCTCCTCCTTTCTCGCCTCAAGGAGCATTTGCTTTCGCTCTTGTTCCAGCTGCTCGAGCGACTTTCTCGGCCGGCGGTTCGTGCCCTGGGCCTTGTCGATGATTTCCTCGGCGTGCTCGATCACTTTGCGGGTGACGACTTTGCCGGTCGCGAGGAACCTTCCGATTTCGTTAACCTTGGTCACGAGGACTTCGACCGGGTGAGACCTGGCTACGGCCCAAGAGTCCGGCATCTGCAGGTATCCGCGGATCAGCTCCTCCCAGCGGTCAGGATGGTTCTTGGCGAAGGTTGAAAGAATCTTTCCTTCCCGCGGACCGAATTCTGGCCGATGCCCGTATTTCTCCTGGTATGCCGAAACGTAAACACCAGCCGGAGTTTCTTTCGCCACGGCCGGGACCGAAGGAACCGGCACCAGATTCGAAGAATCTGAATTACTTGAGCTTGAGGAAGAGGAAGAGGAAGAGGAAGAGGGTTCCGTTTGCTTTGTTTTTCGTGGTTTGCTTTCGTTTGCTTTCGTTTGCTTAGCTTTGCTTCCGCCTTTTCGCCCAGCCTCAGCACGCTTTTCCAGCCAGCCAAAGTGTTTCTCGTAGCCAGCCGCCTGGATACCGCGCTCGGTCCTGACCGCGAACATCGGGAAAAGCGCTTCGGAAAACCCATGCGCGCGGAAGTCATCCTCACTTAAAAATGAGCCCGATTTTGCTTTCTCTTGCGCGATGCGGAAAAAGCGAATAGCATTCCCTATCGCCCGGTCCTGATCGCCTAAAGCGACCGCGGTGGAAACGATTTCCAACCAAAATTTGTCCTCAATATTGAGTCTTGCCAAGCGCCCCCCTCAGGCTATCTATCCGCAACGTTTTCGCAACCAGCCTCACGCGGCTTTTGCGTCTAAATGCGTCCTATTGGATTTGAGGAAGTGCCAGAAACTATTAGTTTTATCTGAGCTGTTAAGTAGTCTCGGAGAGGCCACCATGTTGCAATCCTTTCGTATGTTTATCACTCGCCCGTAACGAAGTCTCAACCGGGCCTATGCTTAATTCAATCGCGTTTCTCATCCGCTCAATACCCTCTTCGGTCGGATGAATGTATGTGTCCATAGCGACCGCGAAGCTCACGCGGTAGAGCTTGCAAACGAGCGCCTGAGGGTTTCGCTCATCGCTAAAGAGGTTCGATAAGCACGTGTGGCGAAACGTGTGGCTCGTCCAGTGCCAGCCAAGATTCGCGCGCGTCCGCCAGTCGTGCCAATCGATCATTTGAGGCTTCAGCGCCTTCCGGCGATCGAACTTTTGCGGGAAAATATAATCGCCATCTTTCGCGTCGAGTAGGCGCTGGCGAGCGGCGAACGTTTCAGCCAGACGGTCAGACAAGCGATGCTTTCCAAAGAGGTCAGCCTTGTTCTGCCCAATCTCCCATTGATACCGTGGGCGCTCGTCTAATATAATTTCGCGGCCAAAGCGCAAGTTAAGCGTCTCATCGATCCGCGCGGCCATCGTATACATGAACATGGCGACAACGCGTTCAACTTCATTCGCGACAGAGTAGACCGACTTAAACTCATCCGCCGTAAAAATGCGCTCTTTCTTCTTGCGGCGCTTTGCCTTTACCGTCTTGTAGTCCGGATCCGCGATCCGCGGGACGGCCGGCAGGAGGGGATGGCCGTTATACGTTTTCTCGCCCAAATAGCGCGAGAAGTTCCGCAAATATTTGATCGGCTTTTCCTTCAGCTGGCCGGGATAGTTCTCCTCCAGCCAGCGAAACCATTTGGCGATATTGTCCCGGTTGATTTCGTGGGGAAGCATTGAGCCCCAAAAGCCATCGATCCGCTTGATCGCCTGGTCGATGTTTTTCATCGTCGAGGCGTCCAGGTTTTCCGAGACTTTGACTTCGCGCCAAAGCGGAAGCTGGTCCTTAATGAGAGCCCCGCTCGCCTGCTTAGCTTTTGCGGCCTTTAACTTGAGTCGGCGAAACGCTTCGCGCTTTGCTTTCGCGATCGCGGCCGAGTCGGCGCACTTTATGCCAGAGGAGATTTTCTCTTTCTTTCCGGCCATCGATTTCAAATAGTAAATGACTCGAGTTTTCTCGTCGAAAAAGAAGTCAGACACTCGCCTGTCGCCGTCAAAGAGCGGCCGAAGAATCTGACTCATCCCGCTTTGATTCCTCTACGTTTAAACCAATCCAAAACCTCTTGCGTCGGAAAAATGAACTGGCGCCCGTCTCTTTGGGCGGGCATCGCCTCGTCATGAATGCGGCGACGAATTGTATCATCCGACCAATTGATGATCGCCTCGCGGAACTGTTTCATCGTCAAAAATTTTGGGAGTTTTCTCTCATCCATTTGATGCTCCAAGTGTTCCAAATATTTTTTCTTCGATCAAGCAAAAGCCGCTCTTCGCCGCGCCCATACTGAATCTCGCGTCATGTAAACAAAAATAGAGAAGCTGCCAAAAAGGCAGCAGCTCACTTTCTAAACCACTCAGCAATCAATATTCCCCCAGCTACCGCCAAAGCTCCAAACACCATCATGATCGCGCCGACGCAGGCGACAAGTACGTAAAAATCAAGCAAGCCCGGCCGCCCGCGCTAGCATGATCGTTAAGCCCACAATTATCACGCCCACAATCAGCGCCCCCACGTCCCCCGCAGTCATTCGCTAATCCTTCCCCGCGTCCTCGTCGACCGCGTATGCGCTAGCGCCGCAGCAATTTGAAATGAGGTCGCCGTCCTCTGTGTCGATGTATTCGCACCATTCCTTGCAATCGCTACAGCGCTCAGCTGGCGGAACGCTCGCCAAACGCCGATCAGGGCGCCCCAGGTCAGCGTCGGTCGCGATGCGCGGGAACCAGCGTACGCTTTTTGTCGGAGGCCCCATCATACGCACTCCCTCTCGTCCTCACGTTCTCGCGCTTTCAAATAATCCCTCGTAATCGCAAGCTGCCACTTGAGCATCTCGCCCGCATCCGCTTGCAGCTTAGGCAAAAGATCGATCAGCTGCGCGTGCCGGCCAAACGTGGCAAGGATTTGCGCGGCCGTGATCGTCACAAGTGGCCTCGTTTCAGCGTCCAGGTATCTGACCCAGGCCGTAAATTGCACCGGATGCTCACCTAGTTCGCCGCAGTCGTAATAGTCGTCAGGCTGAAAGAAGTAGGGCTTGCGTTCGATCATGCCTTAACCCTCTTCCAGGTCCCATGAGCCAGACGGCGTGGAGGACTCTTCTCGTCGCGAATCTAAGAATTGAACGCTATCGGCTATAATTTCAGTCACATACTTTTTTTCGCCTGCGGTTGATTCATAAGAACGGGTTTGAATCTTTCCTTCAAAAAGAGCTTGGCTTCCCTTTTTTAGATATTTCCCACAAAGTTCGGCGAGCTTTCCCCAAACTACAATCGTGTGCCAGTCTGTGCGCTCTTGTTTTTGTCCATCCTTAATCCAGGTTTCGCTAGTGGCGACCACTATTCGCGCGACGTTCTTTCCGCCAGTGACGCTTTTGACTTCCGGATCTTTTCCGAGACGCCCCAAAATGTAGACTTTATTCAATCCTGCCATTGAGGCACCTCATTCAAGAAGTCTGCGAGCTTTTTCTTTCCACCCTTGATCGCCAAATAAACCGATTTCAAAGATTCCATGTCCGAGATAGTGAAATGTTCCGCGTCTTGCTGAACAACCGACTCAACTTCACTTTTGGATACGTTCAGCGCCGCAAACGCCCTTAGCATCTTTTCTACTTCGGATTTTCTAGCTGATTTCGATGGGCCGCCAGCTGGAGTTACCGCGTTCGCATCGTCGTCCGAATCGACCAATTTAAAGATTCCCTTGAGCGAATATCTCCGAGCATAAGTTTCAGCTGATCCGAGCGACTGCATAGGTGTTTTAGTTTCAAGTCCCAGCAGCGGATGAAAATATTCTTTGTGTTCGTCCCCGGCCGTGAGTTTTGTGCAATAAACCCATCCGAGCCCGTCTTGAAATGTAGGATATTGCTCGACCAAGACGCCGTGTTCAGTGAAGTAAGGGTTAAGCAACTCGAGCACGTCCTCAAGATCGGCGTATTTGCTTTTCAGATGGTCGTTTTCTTGCGTACGCTTGACCTTGCAGACAGACTTTTGCACAAGAAGAACGAATTCTTCGATCTTATTCATGCGGCACTCCAATCCTCATCAATTTCTTCGAACTCATAGGCCCATGGCGGAAACACGAGGGCGCCGCGCTTTTTATATCCGGGCCAACTATTTTCTTTGATTGCAATCGCGAGTCGATTGAGAAGTTCTCTGTAATTAAGACGGCAGTTTTCAAAATCCATTTCCGAAAGTTCGTGAACTTCAGTGTAGTGGGGCGCCTTGAACTCCTGAGCGATGAATTCGAATTTCTTCATTTGAACGCCCGTAGCAAGCTCGATCACGTAAGCGTAGTGGCCGATTTGAATCGGCCACTTAGCCCTCGCGGCCATTCGTCCAACTCCGAACTCGGAGGCGTCTGGACAGCCTTTAGCGTCGCCAAAGCGCTCTTCTTGAAGGTTAACGAGATCGGCCTGGCATTTGAGCCAAAGCCCGGTGATTGGGTCTTGAGCACAAAAGGCTACTTCAGCCGAACAGCCCTTCATTGTTTTCACTACGTCCGGACAAGTCCAAAACGCCGCGCGCTTTTCACAGAGGTCCTTGAACTCGTCTTTTGTGACCACGACATGATTCGGGTTAGCCTCGATCATTTCTTTAAAGGGATTACTCTGGCGTGGAGATGAGTATTCGGTCCCATCTTTCTTGAGAACGTCGAAAATTTTGACTTTTGAGATATCGTTTTCAAGGTTAATCGAATGGGAAAGGGCGCCCAAATCCCAGCCTTTTTGCTGGTTTGCAGTTATCGTCCGATTGCCCTTCCGATATTCATTGAAGTGATATAGAGATTTCGCGGCCATCTTTAGTTCGGTCGCGCGGACGGCCTCAATAGCATCGTATTGAGCCCTTGGAATGTGCAGCCCTTTTAAAACTTCAGCCATAGATATCCCTCACTTTTTTTCACGTGGCTCGACGCCATCAAAAATCCTCTGGACCTTTGTCGTTTGCTCAATTATTGAGCACATAAATTTGATTTAGGAAGCTCGGCTTTTGCCCGCTGTAACGGGGAAAAGCTCAGATTCCTCTACGTCTAAAGCTTGGGCCAGCGCACGTCTTGTTAAGGGGCGCACTGGAACCCGACCAGTTCTGATTTTGCTAATCATGCTCGAGGACACGCCAGAGGCTGCGGCCAACTTGGCTACACCGTCCGGCCCATTCTCCAAAACCCACCAGTCTATTACCGCTCTATTTACCCTACGTATCATCAATATGAATTTAGCACTAGTGATACCGAAATGCAAACACTATTTAGCACTAAAGTAGCAGAAGTGAAATAGCGTACAAGAACATGGAAAGAGGCGGTTTTTTTCAAGCCAACCTGAGTCGTCTCATATCGGAGCGGGGCTGGTCATTAAAGCAGTTAGCCAAAGAATCGGGGGCTAGCTATCATACTTGCTTTCGCGCGGTAAGCTTAGGCATCCTTCCGCGTGGGGGGAATCAAAAAAAGCTGGCTGATGCTCTTGGCGTATCTATATCAGACTTACATTCAGATCCGGAAAAGCTCGCTGCGTCGTCGTCGCGCGGCTCCGTCGATATTTTTAGCCCCGAAATCCGCCAGCTGATTTTGTCGTGGAAGGGCGCCAAAGAGGAGTGGCAGCGACATTTTGCGCTTTTTGTTCTGACGGGAAAATATGAGCATCTAATGAAGGTCTCGCCCGAAGTTCGCAAGCGACTCGAGAAAGCGCTACGTCTTTTTGGTCTATCACCCCCAAGTCAGCCATCAAAGAAATAAAATACCGCTCGAAAACCCATTCGATTTGATCCATGAGCCGCCAATCGGTTGTTTTTGTCTAAATAAACTTAGTCTCTTTAGTTTTTCAATAGAAATTATGCCAATATTGGCATACTACTCCTCTTCAAATTCAAGAAATATTAATCCATGGGAAAGCCCAGGCTTAAGCCTGAAAAAGTTTACAAGGCTATTGGCCTTAAAGTGCGTGCACTCCGTGAGGCGCGGGGCTGGACATTAGAAGAGACTGAGGAGCACGGCTGGCATGAGTGGACGCAGCTTCAAAAGATTGAAGCCGGACGGCGAGGCATTACTGTCCGGACTTTGATCAACCTATCGAACTTATTCGGCGTTCATCCGTCTGTGTTTTTTCAGGATATCTAAAGTAAATTTACATTACTGACGATAGGCCTAGTATGGGAACAATCATCATTACGTTTTCGTTAGCAATGACTTTGTCGGCATGCGCTGGATCAAGCTCTTCATCTGATTCAAGCGTTTCAATTAAGAACGCAATTCAAAAGACATGGCGCTCAACAGATCCTGCGTGGACGCTGAGCCTCGATGATTTCAATGCGACCGGGACATCGCAAGCTGCGTGGACCGAACCGTTTGGAACTGTTTGTACATGTACCGTGATCGCATCAGAGACCACGCCAGGCTCAATTGCGGCGGGCTCAGCGGTCTTGAGTACTTGCGCAGCTACGACTTCCGCCAGTTGCGGGACGTGTGATCCGGGCTGCTCAATGTATAATGGCAATTGGACATGGACGCTTTCTGGTGCGGTACTCTCGTTTTGCCAGCAGGGCTCGGCCGCTGGATGCGTAGATTTAAACTAGATAATCAATCAATTTAAACCAGCGTCAAAAGCCTTTGCGCTCTTGCTTCCCAACCCTTTAAGTAACGCCCATACTTTTCCGGATCGATCGCGACAATGGCGAGATAACCAGCCATGTCCAAGCCTTCCAGTGTTCTGACCATTTGTGAAGGTTTCGCCATGTTGACCGCCGCAATCGTGTTCGGGCCCATTACGCCATCGACCGCAACGCTTAAGCCCAACGTCTTACACGCCCGCTGCGCATACTTGGCGCTAGTGCTGACCCCGCGATTAACGCCGATGTCGAAAATAGCGGTCGCCACGTTTTGCGCTGCCACCTGATCGAGCGAAAGCTTTTGCCAGTAGAGCTCGCGGTAAATTTCGCAGGCTTCCATCTTGGGGAGGTTTTTCATGTCCTCAATCGTAATTGAGCTCTCTGGGACTTTTCGATACTGGGCTACGTCCGGGATTGTTATGCCCCACATGGTAGGTCCCCCGTCGTCGATCGTAAAGCCTCCCTCGTTTTCCAAAACATAGTCAATCGAGCCTTCAATTTTTGCCATCGATCCCCCACCCTCGAATTCAAAATCATGAATGCGAATATTTTCAGCGGCCTTGCAGTTCCGACAGCGCTTGACCACGCCGTTGACCTTGATAAAGCGCTGCTTCGCCCAGCGCGGGCGCGGGGCAGCCGCCCTCCCCTTTACACTCCAGAGATGGCCGCAAGCAGGGCAGTTAAGCCTTGTCGACTTAACTTTACGCAAGCTCAATGTGGACGGACATTCCCATCACCGTGCCGTCCACCACGACTGAATCAACCGAAATATCTTTTTGCGATAAATCAAGGACCGCAAGTCCGTTACCGATTGCGTTTCCGTTGTTGATTGCGACCTTGCAGCTCGCCTTTTTGTCAGCGACCGACACCACTTCAATCTCAACGCCAGGGAAGTTTAGCTTTTTTCCTGGAACAACGTTTGCGCTCAAAAGGAGTGAGGGGTCAATGACCGTCGTCCCTTGCGCTGGAAAGGTCTTTGAAACAAACAGAAAGTGCACGCCCACTTCGCCGTTATATTCGACAATGCCTGACGAATCGTCGGCGTTATATTGTAGGTATCCGCCAGTGATCATGCCGGAAGCGGTGAGATTGAGGCGCTTGAAAACTAAAGCTTTTGCGTTCATGGTTTTGTCTCCTTTAAAGCTGGTTGTCGTAGTTTCGCTTGAGCGGCTTGATTTTGCGCGGCCTGCTGATCGATCGCAGCCAGCTGCTGATTAAGGTCTGCGTCTTGCGCTTGAATGCTCTGCCGATCGCCGACAGAGATCGCGCCGTCAGACGCGTGTGCGTCCTCGTCTTGCGCCATCGTGGTGATCGCGTTTTGCTGCCGCTGTTTATGCTGCTGATATTGGTTCCAGAAATAGCCAAAGAGCGTCCCCGCAACGCCCGTAATTAGCGGAGCGTAAGGCGATACCATCGAAAACGCGGCCGTGATGAATGTCCAAATCGTCGAAAACATTATTCACTTCCTCTGTAAAAAATCTTGTTAAACCCGTAAGCAAAATGTAGAGCAAACCTGTGGGGAGCTTTCGTGCTCGCAAACTCAATCGCACATTCGCCCGTTGGCATTACATATTCGAACGTTTCGGCGTCGATGAATTTTCCCTGGCAGGGCTTTGGCATTCCGTCTGGAATATTGGCGGGGTTCGCGGCGATCACTTGCTCGCTAAACTTCACACGCTCAACAAGGCCCGCCATCGACTGGCAAACGCTCGTTCCGGTTGAACCGCCGTCAGCGCCGTTACAGATATTTTCGGCCGGCAAGGTGTAGTGGGAGTTTTTGAAGATCAAAATTCCAAACGCACTTCCAACCGGATTTCCATCTTTGTCGAGTTGTTTGGAGTACGCCTGAAGCCGAATCGGACATTGTCCAGTATCCTCAATCCCGGGGGCCAAGCTGAGCGTGAATTCATATCCGCGATTGGGACGAAACCAGCCAGTTTGGATCACGTCCTCAAATTTCAAAAACCTATGGCAAGAAATAACTCTGAATTCGTTTACGTCAGTTTTGCTAACGATCGTAATATCGTGAGTGGGAGCGCTTGAGCCAATCGAAAGGCCGTCCCAGGCCACGCCGTCTATCTGGCCGGAAAGATCGAGCGCATAAATGGGAGCTGGCGCTTGACTCGGCAAAGCTATACCAGAGCCCGTGCACGCAGCAAAAAGAAAGGGCGCGAAAAGCGCCCTTAGCCATTTGCGAAACACTTAGGCCGCCGGCAAAACGGCAGCGGAAATGCACTTAACCAAATAGGCAATATCGTCTGGCTGTTTGATATCGGCGGGCAAAGCTTGATAGCTTCCGGCCAAAGAGACAAGCGCCGGCATCAGGTCAGAGACGTAAACCGCGACGCCCTTTTTCGCCTTGATGTCTGCGACTTCAACGCCAATCGCATCGCCCAAAGCCTTTACTTCGTCTGCGACGTTCAATGTAACTTGCTGCATGTTTTACTCCTTTTGAAAAAATGGTTTGATCGTAAAAAACAAAACTGTAAAAAATAAAATTACGAGCCCAATCGTAGAGGACGCCTTGATAAATTTCTGGTGTCCTAGCCACCACTCCCAAATAAGCAGACACACGCAAGCCTCGTGCGCCGGATGGAGCATTTTAATGCCTCATCCAAATCGCAAAAGCGTTGATCGCAAAAGTGATCAAAGCGCAAAGGACAGTCACGCCGCCAGCAATGCGCCACTTAAATTCGCTTAAGCGCTTAACATCCGTTTTAATCTCTTGAATGTCGTCATCCATTCGACTCAAGAGCTCTTTCAGCCATCCGTTGGCTTCCATTTTTTTCTAAAACCCTAACGCGTTCAAGTTTACGTTAATCGTTGAACTTCCGCCGCTCGCATAAGTGAAGGCAACCCTGAGCCAGCGATAACTCAACTGGCTAAGTGTGATCAAAATCGCGCCGCCCGAAGTAACGTTCGTCGAAGTGTTCGGGATATCAACCCAGTTTGTGGGCGTGAAGTTGACCGCATCGTTACCGAAAGCGCACGGATCATTTGAGGCTTGAATTTTGACTGAGCCCGTACAACCTGAATCGCCAAAATAGGCGTGAAAGCTTGCCGAATAGAGTTGAGAGGCGTCGATTTTTCCGCCTGTTTGAGAAGCGGTGTCGACGGCTGAGAGAACGTTTTGATTTATGTTTCGCATATTACACATCCCCTAAACGTAAAACTCTTCAACAATAATCAATCCACTACCGCCCGCAGCCCCCGCTTGCGCGGACGAGCTGGCGCCAACTTGCCCCCCCCCGCCCCCATCGCCGTATCCACCAGCCGATGCCCCGGCACCGCCGCCACCTTGACGGGCGGGACCACCGGGTCCAAAAGTTGATTCGGCGCCTCCGCCTCCGTAAAATTGACCAGAAGCTAACGCCCATACCGGCTGACCTGAGCCCCCAGAAATATTGATGTCGCCCCCGCTTGCCGTCGCGACCGTAGTCGTCGAACCACTAGCGAAAACGGGAAATCCACCAACGGCCCCGCCACCAGCGCCGCCCGAACCGCCGCCCGCTGTTATCGTGCTAAACGTCGTATTGCCACCAGAACCGCCAGAGTTATTTCCGGCCGTCGGTGCTGCGCCAGCCGCCCCAACGGAATAGGTGTATGTGGCCGCAGGGTTCGCAATCCATTTGATGGCCGTAGCTCCAGAGTTCCCGCCCGCGCCGCCCGCGACTTGGGCTGTACTCGTAGCCGCGCATCCACCGCCGGCGCCGCCGCCCCCAACGCATGTTACTTTGAGCAAAATGCATCCCGCTGGAGTCGTGTACGTTTGCGAAGTTCCGGACGTGAATATTTGTTTCGTGGGCGCCGCAGCCAACGGCGAAACCGTTAGACCCATTTATAAATACTCCGCGTTGAACCAGCAGTTAGCGGAGCCAATCGTTTTTGTTGCCGCAGTCGAGGAGTTTGAAACGGCTATCCCGGTTGAAAAATAGCGGCCAATATCGCCAAAATCCCAGCTGAAATTAGCGCCACCAGGGACATAGGCCAAAAGCACAGGCACCGTCGTATCTGCCGGAACCGTTGCCGAGTTGAAAACTTGAATATATTGCGCCGAGGCCGAAGTGTTTACTCCAGTCAGCTGAAACAATCGCCCAGCACTTGCCTTAATCACATGCGATGCTTCAAGTGCGGTGGATGCAACGGACGAATTCGCATTCGTCGAGCCCGATTGCGGAATGACTTGCGCGTTCGTCAGCCACGCGGTCGTGTTTGCCGTGTTTCCCGGTTGAACTGTCCAAGTTCCAGATTGCGCGACGGTGGCATTGAGGTTGGAGGCCGTCGCTTGGGCCACCGTGAAAGAACCAGTCCCGGCGTTTGCGGTCACTGTGCCGCTCACAGGCTGGGTTACGCCGGATCCATCGACCTTCAAAGCGGTCATCGACGATACGCCTTGGACAGTGATCACGTCAGCTGACGGTGTACCAGCGGCGCCAAGCGCCGGCTGTTTTGCTGCAGTTGCGGCGCCCGTAGGCAAGGGTAAGCTCGCAGCAGAAATAGGCTGAGTTACAGCAGACCCATCAACCTTTAAAGCGCTTGAGGCCGTAACCGAAACCGTATTTGTGCCATCTGTGATTTTCTCGAAACGTGCCCGCGAGGCGACGTCGCCAGAGGGCTGAACGTTTCCAGAGCCATCGACGACTTGCGTTTTTTGCGAGCCATTTGTTTGATTAGCACTCGTCGAAGCGCCGCTCGGAAGCGCAGACGCCTGTACGTTCGTCATTAAATTTTTACTTGCGTCAACCTGAAGCGGCTGTAGGTTGAGCGAGCTATCAAGCCCCGCAACCTCAATCGCAGTCGTTGGCGCTGTTTGCCCGGTCGTTCCGATTGCCGAGATTGTAATGGTCGCACTTGAGGGTGGCGGCCAGTAGAAGTCAGCCAAATTAACCCCCTAACCTTTTTCCAGTCAGATTGGCGAATAAAGTACCCGAGCCAGAAACTTTTGTGTAAACAGCGCGAATATAAGCGTACGGAAGCTGCGCGATCGAAACGTCAAACGATCCAGAGTTACCGGAAATAGAAAGAGCTGAGCCGAAACTTAACGCAATCCAAGTGCCAGCGCTTCCGGTCAAAGCATTATAGTCATTTGAGACTTGAATCTGAAGAGAGCCAGATGGGCTCGACCCCGTCCAGCTGACTAAGATTCCTAAATTGTCCTCGTATCTAACATCGGTGACGGTTGAAGTTACCGTGCTTTGAGATAAGTCGGCGCCAGAGGCGCCAAACATTGGAAAATTGACAAGATTCGTCTTGGCCAAAAGTTACCCCCTCTGTACAGGCTAAGCGTGGGATCGCCACGCAGAGGCTTCAATACTTAGGAGTTTGTCCCGCGATTCGTCGTCTGCTGAAAGGGCGTCTGGGCAGTATCGGCCGCTGAAACTTTAGCAAGTGCCGCGGGCCCTGGGTTTCCGGCTTGGTTTTGCGCTTGCGTAGCGACCCCTTGCATAAGCGTCATTTGATTGGACGCGATTGCCGATTGCTGAATGGTGTCGTCCAAATCCTCGCCTAAGAAAATCGAAAGCCCAAGTTTTGTCTGGTAAGGAATACTCTCAGCACCCTTTTTTCCGACATAATTGGTGAGCTCATTCAAAATAGACTTGCTCATTTCTTGATAAAGCTTAGGGTAAACGGCCTGAAGGGCCTCGATTTGTTCAGGCATTATCGTGCAGTTTTTGATGTTTCCAAGAACGCCAATCGGATTTTCGACTGTATCAAAATAGCGATTGAAGATTGAAACTTCGGCCTCGGACGGTTGAAGCTTTGCCGATAACGGCCGCTGATTCGGCTGAGCGGGGAGCTTGGATTGCAAGAACTGGGCGGCCCTTGCCGCTGTCATCTGAAGCCCCTGCGCTGTATTTGGCGCCGCCTGATGCAGTTCTTCGGTGTTATCAGAGAGCATGTCAATCATGCGCTTTGGGTCGCCGTTGATATCATTCAAATGGTTCGCGATTTGCTCGTGTTCGCTTTTTTGTTTCCCGGCCGCTTTGGGCACGTCTTCGCCCACGCCTTCAGCCCACCTCGCGCCCTCATAGCCGGAAAAAGCGTCTTGCGCGGCCGTGGCTTTTTTAAAGATCGCCTTTGCCGAGCGCTCGATAAAAGCATTGGTCTTTTTAACCATGCCCTCGATTTTAGTCAGGCGCTGAATTGCAAGTCCTGGATTGCGGAGCATGTTAAACGATTCAATCGCAGCACCTAAAGCCGGGTTATGCAGCGATTCGAGTGCTGCAAAGCCTTCGCCGAGATAGGTGTTATGGGCACCACTTCCAAGCATGCCTAAGTTCTTTTGCAAATCCGCTTGCGACTGAGCGCGGGCCGCAGTCATTTCGTTTTTCGCCATCAAATCTTTGATCGCGGCTTTATCGAACGATTTTCCGGGGGCGTTTTTATAAGTCTTTTCGATTTCTGAAACTAGATTTTTGCTCGAATCAAAGAAATCCTGAAGCGCTTCAGCCTTTGCGCCGCCCCGGAGATTACCGACTTGCTGTAAAAAGGTTTGCACTTTCCCGGGCGAGATTTTCGCGACAATCTGGCCCTTATTCGTGACCGCTTTTTCTAAAAACGATTTCGCAAAGCCGTTTTTCTTATTGATCAGAGTTAAGAATTGGTTTTGCGCATCGTTAAAGGCCGATTGCCTCGCCGCCGCCTGCCCCCAAATCGATTCGTTTTCGAGGTTGTTTTTGATTTCAGAGCGAAGGCCGAGCAGCTGTGATTTAGCATCACTCCATTCGGGGCCGGCCATTTTATCAAACAGCGGAAAATTATCGCTGATTTTTCCCTTTAGCCAATCAAGAGCATTGTAAACGTCGCCTGCAGAGTCAGCATCGCCAGCCATTTTGACAAACTCATCGCGAAGGCCTTGAAGCTTATAAGGCACACTCGCCGGATAAAGCGGAGCATGGTTTTGCATTTCCTGCACAGTCTGATCGAGCTTCGTCCAAACGCCCGCACTCTCTCTTTGCGCGATATCGACTGGCATAGATTTAAGCGTATATTGAATCTCATCAGGCCTCGCATCGCGATTTGCGGCCTTGAGCGCATCATTAATTTGGCTGAAATGATCTTGCATTGAATCAGAGAAGTTCTGAGCGATTTGCTCTCTTGTATCCGGGTTTTCGATTAAATCTTGACGTCTTTGCAGGCCCTCTAAGATCGACTCCTCAGGCTTTCCCGAAACAAAACTCGAGGCTTTGGCATAAAGCTTCCCGAGCGGCCCCACTTCGTCGTCTGCGCCTAAAAGAGCGTTTTTCGCTTTTTCGAGCGTCTCTTGGGCTTTTCCGACTGCGGCCGGCACCGCAATTTCGCCAACGCCAAGCGCAGAGCCAAGAGCTCCCCCAAAGAGCGCGCCGTAACCGACATTGCTCATGACCTTTTCAGCGTTCAAATCGGGATCGCCAAGCGCTTGCTCTGTGACTGATTGCCCAAGCCCATAGGCCGCGCCCTCGACAGCGGAGCCTGCGCCCGTGGAAAGCGCGCGTGACGCAAGTTGAGATGCGATCGATTGGCCTTCAGGTATTGCGCTCGAAACAGCCGCGGAAGTCTTTGCGCCAGCTTTGGCGATTGCGCCAATGGGATTAGCAAGGTCGGCCGCTTCAAAGGGCGCCTCTGCTAGCCCCTCAGCGCCGCCCGTCATGGCGATGCCAGCGCCGATTCCTGCGACATCGCCGGCCGTGCGCGAGACGGGGTTATACTTCGCCCTTGCGGCCTGCGCTTCAGGCGTCGTTACGCCCATGGCGTTTTCTAAAACGCGGGAGCCACCCAAAGTAAGCGAGCCCAAGGCGGCCTCGCCAAAGGTTTTTGCGGCGTTGCCGACGCCAGTGCCATATTCTTGCTGATCGTTATACGACTGGATTTCATCATCAGATGGGATTTGAAAGCCCTGCTTGACCGCGGCCTGAAGGCTCGTCTTTGGAATAACTCCAAGCTGTCCATAGGGCGATTTGACTGTGACCTGATCGGCGCTGTCTGCCATTTATCACCTATTGTTAAGCGGCAATTTTCCGCCAGTCGGAAGCGCGTTAAATCCCAAGCCGCTCATTCCCTTATAGCCGATGAGATTATTTTTTCTGAGCGATTCCATTTCATTTTGAATCGAGTTGTAAAACTCATTCGTTTTTGAATCGCCTAGATAGTTTGAAAACTTCGATGGATCTCTAATCCGATCGAGTTGGTATTTGATTTCCTCAGAGTTGATGCGTTTGGCTCCGATCGTATTTCCGGACATGCCAGTGAGTTTGATCGCAAGATCGCCGCGGATCGCGTGGGCTTTATTCCATGCATCCGAGCCTGGCACCATTGCGCCGGGCCCAAGCTCTTTTAGCGTCTGAATGTCCTGCATAACGGGGCCCGCGAGTGTTTCAGCCGTCCTCACCTTGCCGGCAGAATCTTTGTCATTGGCGTAATACATTTTCCCGCCAATATTGACCATTTGCTCTTGTTGTTTCGGATCACTCAAGATCGAGTACGGCACTTGGGCGACCGGAACGCCGCCGTCGCCAGAGCCAAGGCCCAGCATTTTCGCCTTCGCCATTGCGCCGCCAAATTGGGTGAGCATTTGAAACTGCTGATTTTTGAGCTGTCCAAGCATCATCATGCCTTGAGCCGCAGCTTGCTGAGAGCCAGCCCGTGCGACCGCCTGCTGAATCTGCGCCTGTGCGGCAGCGTTTAACTGAAGCCTTGTCGCGTTGTCAGCTAGGGTTTGATCGCGGTATTTCTGCAGATTCATCGAATAAAGCGTTTGTTTTTTGCCCAAATCCTGCTTTTGCGCTTCGATATCTTTATCGGCGGCATCGTGCAGCACCTGCAAGGCGGCGTTTGGCGTGTGCGTGAGGCCTGAGCCGATACCTGCGAGTATGATCCCAATGCCTGCGCCGATTTTGTTTGCGGTGCCCATGTTATGCCAAAGGCGATTGGGGTCGATCTTTTGGTTCATGATTTGTTCTTGTAAATTATCAAGTGATAATGTTTTACCAAAAAACAGAAGTTCTTTTTTTAGGTTTGCAATGCAACAAGACCGAATTTGGGCCATGGCCTGAATTCGAGGTAAAGAAAGTCGTTGTCGCCGTTTTCCATATAACCAACCCAATGA